GGCCTCAAGCTGGCCGACGCCGGTCGCAAGGTGCATGTGGACATCCGCGCCGACAAGTCGCACGCCCTGCAAATCCGCACGGTGGCGAGCCTTGGCGCGACCCGCATGGAAGAGAAGAAGGTCGTGGAAATTGCCGCCGACGAGGTTCTCTAATCATCAACAATCAACCATAGGAGAATCATAATATGGCTACGTTCTACACCGACATCGCTCCGAGCGATCTGACGCTTAACGTCAAAAACCGCATCGACGGTGACCTCGTCACCGGCAATGTGGTCTACGCGCAAGCGACCTACACATGCACCGGCACCGAAGCGGCGAGCGGCGACAACATCGAAGTTGCCGTCCTCCCCGTCGGCGCTATCCCGCTGCCCGAACTGTGGCGCGTCAACAACGAGGCGTCCTTGGGCGGCTCCGTTGTGGCGATCCCGACCATCGGGGACGCCGGTGACGCCGACCGTTACAGCGCGACCTCCATCTCGCTGAACAGTTCGACCGCCGGTTCCGCCGCTGTCACCCCGAACATCGGGGCCAGCGTCCTCCCGCGTTATGCGGTCACCGCCGACACCCAGCGTGTCGTCGCGGCGATCACCCGCACCAACGCGGTCACCGCAGGCAAGAAGATCAGCTTCCTGCTCGCGTTCCGGATGCCCTAAAGGCTCACACGCGCTGGCAGGCCGCGTCTAAACGCCTGCCACCTTTTTAACTTTTCATGGCCGACGAAACCTCCATCTGCAACTTGGCTTTGGCCAAGCTGGGCATCTCGCCCATCATGGCGCTGACCGATCAAAGCAAGCAGGCCCAGTTTTGCAGCCGTTTCTACGCCCAGACCCGCGACGAAGTTCTGCAAGGCCATCGCTGGAATTTCGCCATGCGCCGCGCCGCGCTCAACCGGCTTTCCACCGCGCCCCAGAGCGAGTGGTCTTTCGCCTACCAAGTGCCGGTCGATTGCCTCCGCGTGGTGCAACTCAACGGCTACGAGCCGACCGAGCGGCTGGGCGAGTTCAGCGTCGAAGCCGGTCAACTGATGACCAACGCCGAGGAGGCCAACATCCGGTATGTGGCCCGCGTGGAGGACGGATCGTTCTACCACCCGCTCTTTGTCCATGCGCTCGCCACCATGCTGGCCTCGCGCTTGGCCGGACCACTGACCGGCAGTCGCAACATGCCGCAGGAATTGCTCCAAGAGTACGAGGTCATCACCGGACCCAAGGCCCGCTTGGCCGACGCCTTTGAGGGCCGTCTGCGCCGCACCATGCCGTGGGTCAATAGCGACCTTGTCGGTGCCCGCTTCACCAAGTTTCCGAGCAGCCAGTAGGTCATGGCCAACCTTCTTGTTTCCGCGCTTAACGCAGGGGAGTTGTCGCCCTACATGGACGCCCGCACCGACGTTGAGAAGTACCGCAGTGGGTGCCGCACCTTGGAGAACATGATTGTCCTGCCCTACGGAGGCGTCTACCGGCGGGCGGGCACCGAGTATCTGGGCAACGCCAAAAACGACGACCGGCAGTGCCGCTTGATCGGATTTAACTTTTCGGTGACGACGCGCTTTGTCTTGGAGTTCGGCCACCAATACATCCGCGTCTGGGGCAACAACGGGCCGGTGCTCTCCGGCGGCTCGCCCTTGGAAATCGCCAGCCCCTACCAAGAGAGTGAACTGCGCGAACTGCAATATGTCCAAGTCAACGACATCATGTATCTGGCGCACGCTAACCACGCGCCGCGCAAGCTGACCCGCGTGGCCGACGACAACTGGACGCTGGCCGTGGTCAAATGGAAATACCCTCCGCTCCTCGACCAGAACATCACCGCCACGACCATTGCCTCCTCCGCGGCCACCGGCAGCGCCACGCTGACCTCCAGCGCGTCTGTTTTCCAATCGGGCCATGTGGGTAGCCAGTGGGCCATCCAGTGGCCGCGCAACAGCGGTTCAATCAGCGAAACCATCGACAGCAACAAGACCTCGACCGCCACGCTCGACATCCAAGGTGGGTGGACGCTGACCACCGTCGGCACATGGATCGGCACCGTGCGCCTGCTTCGCATCCCGCAGAAGGAAATGGACGAGGACGGAGGGGCGGGGTTCACCGCCTACGAGGTGGTGCGCGAGTTTAATTCGCTGACCACCGCCCGCAACTTCACCGCCACCGGCACCGAAGACGAGCGGGTGGGCCTCAAGTTGCAAATCCTCAACTACGCCAGCAACACCAACGCCCGCGTCTTCCTTGAATCGACCGACTTCAACTCTGGCGGCACCGTCACCATCAACAGCGTGGCCAGCGGCACCAGCGCCGGAGCCACGGTGGACAAATGGCTGGGATCAACCATCACCGCCACCACCCAGTGGAGCGAGGCCGCGTTTTCCGCGGTGCGCGGCTACCCGCGGGCCGTGGCCATCCACGAACAGCGTCTGTGCTTCGGCGGCACCGCCGACCAGCCGAACACCGTCTGGTGCAGCAAGACCGACGACTTTGAGGACTTTCAACTGGGCAGCGCCGCCGACAGCGGGTTGCAGTTCAGCGTGGCCAGCAGCGAGGGCAACCGCATCGCTTGGATGTTCAGCCAAAAGCGCCTCATGCTGGGCACCTCCGGCGACGAGTGGACGATTGGCGGGGCGAGCAGCGACCAGCCTTTCAGCGCCTCCAACATCCAAGCGCAAAAGCAGTCGTCCTTCGGGAGCAAGACCATGCGGGCCATCCTGCTTAACGACGTCCTGCTCTTTGTCCAGCGCCGCGGGCGCAAGGTGCGCGAGCTAACCTACAACTTTGAACGCGACGGCTGGGTTGCGCCGGATTTGACCGTCTTGTCCGAACACATCACCACAGGCGAGATCGTCGAACTGGCCTTTCAGCAGCAGCCGGACGCCGTCCTCTGGGCCGTCCGCGGAGACGGCGAACTGATCGGCATGAGCTACGAACGCGACCAGAACGTGGTCGCATGGCACCGGCACACGACCGACGGCGACTTTGAAAGCGTGGCCACCGTTTACGGACTGTCCGGCGCGGACGACGAGGTGTGGTTCTGCGTCAAGCGCACGATCAATGGCCAAACCAAACGCTACATCGAACGATTCAAGGCCGACAACCGCGCCAACTTTGAAGCCCAGACCAAGGCCGACTGGTGGTATCTGGACTGTGCCAAACGCTACTCCGGCGCGGCCACCGCGACCATTACGGGACTTTCGCATCTTGAGGGCAAGACGGTGGGCATCTTGGCCGAGGGGGCCGTCCAGCCGGACGAGGTCGTCGCCAGCGGGCAGATCACCCTCGACCGAACCTTCACCAAGGTGCTGGCCGGTCTGCCCTTCACCTCGACCATCCTGCCGATGAAGTTCGACTTCGATCTGCAAGACGGTTCGACCCGCGGACGGACCAAGCGGATCAACCGCGCCGAGGTCAGCCTCTACAAGTCGCTGGGCGGGGAGTTTTCAACCGACGGGACCGAGTGGCTTTGGGTCTATCCAAGAGATTTTGACGACCCGATGGACGCCAGCCCGCCGCCCTTTTCTGGCGATGCCGAGGTCGTCGTCGCGGGCAACTACTCCGACGCGAGCGACCTCTACCTCCGGCAAATCCTGCCCTACCCGCTGACCGTGCGGGCGCTGGTCGTAAAGCTCGACGCCTTCGGGGATTGACAATAGTGTGATTTGACTAAACCCATGAGCCAGCCCGTTCTTCAGCTTCGCATGTTCGATCCGGCCACCGACTACCCGATTGTCGAAGAGTGGTGGAACGCGCACGGGTGGACCGCGGTGCCCCAAGTCATGCTGCCCAAGCTGGGCGTGGTCGCCTTCTACGCGCAGAACAAGATCGAAGACGCCGCAGCCGCGTGGCTCTACATGGACAACTCGTCGCCGGTTTGCATGTTGGAGTGGATGGTGACCAACCCAACGCTGTCGGCCACCAAGACAGTGCGGGCGCTCAAGCACATCGCGGAGTTTTTGACCGGCGAGGCCAAGCACAACGGCTACGCGGTCATGCTGACCACTTGCAAGCAGGAGAGTCTGGCCAAGTTCCACCAGAAAAACGGCTTTGACCGCAGCGATTCCGAAATGATCCACCTCGTCAAAATGCTCTGATATGTCTGCCGCGACCACCATCATTGCCGCTTCTGCCATCACCGCCGCCGTTGCGTCCATTGGCTCCGCGGGCATCTCCTTTTACGGCCAGCAGCAGCAAGCCGCCGCGGCCTCGCGCATGGCGCAGTACAACTACGCCGTCGCCCAGCAGCAGGCCCAACTGCAAGCGCAAGCCGCGCAATACCAAGCCGAACTTTCCTACCGTCAAAGCCAGATGGCCGCGGACGCCGCGCAGGCCCAATACCAAGCGCAGTTCAACAATGCGGCGCAATACGACCAGCAGGCGCTCCGCGTCGAGCAGGAGGCCCGCGAACGCGCCCGCCGCATGCGTTCCGAGAACGAGCGCATGCTGGGCGAGCAACGCGCCCGCTACGGCAAGGCCGGTGTGACCAGCGCCGGTTCCCCGCTCACCGTCATGGCCGAAACCGCGGGCCTCTTGGAACTGGGCGTGGCCGACGAACTTTACAAAGCCGACATGGAGCGCAGCGCCTTCTACCGCAAGGGCGAGGCCGAGCGTTACCAAGCCGGATTCTCGCTCCTCGACAAAGCCGCCGCGGAATACGAAATGGCCGCGTCACGCTTCCAAGGCAATGCCGCCCGCCAAGGCTACGCGCTGGCCATGAACACCGCCCGCGGCGAGCGCATGGCTACCAACAACCAAGCCAGCGCCCTCCGCATGGGCAGCTACGGCTCGCTCCTGCAAGGCGCGGGCGATGTGGCCAACATGGGCTTCAACTACGGAGTCTACAGTGCAGGAGGATCATCCCGCCGCGCAGTTCCTTAATCTCATGGCCAACATTCCCATCGCCAACATCCCCAACGCGCCCCAGACCGGCAACAACGCGGTGCTGACCGATCCGTCGGCCATCCGCGCTCCCAACTTCCGCAGGGGCGGGGCCATGATTGCCGAGGGCGTCAACATGCTCCGGCAGGAAAAACTGCCCGCCGCGGCCTTCGATGCGGGCGGCATGGGCGCGGGGCTGGAGGCTTTGGGCAACGCCGGAAGCAACGCCGCCGCCGCCTTTGGCGACTTCGCCGTGCGCCTTGGCCGCGCCAACGACGAGGCCCAGATGGCCGAACTCGACGCCATCAAGACCGATCTGCTCTCGCGCTTTGAGGAGGAAACCTTGACCAAGCCCGCCGACCAGTGGGGCAACATCTGGAGCAAGTACGACGCGCAACTGGTGGACAAGGCCAGCAAGTTGCCGATGAGTAGCCCGCTGTCGGCTGGTAAGCGCGATGCGGCGCTTAAAAGCCTGCGACTGCAAACCGCGGCCCAAGTGCGCTCCAGTGCCAACAAGGCACTGGTGGGCAACTACCGGCAGAGCGTGGAGAACGCGGCGCAGCGGGCGCTAAACGAGGGGCGTATTGAGGACGGCATGGCCTTCTACAAGCGCGGGGCCGAGTCCGGCTTGTTCAGCCACGAAGAAGCCGACGAGAAGATTCTGAAGTTTGAGGAGGAGGCCAAGGTCGCCACCATGACCCAAGCGATTCAGCAAAACCCCGCCCAGTGGCGCGGCAAACTCGCCAAGTATCAAAAGGAGGGCAAGAACCCGCACAATCTGCGACCCGAACAAGTCCTGCAATTCCGCCGCATGGCCGAGGGCAACCACGCGCAAGTGGTGGACGACCTCACCAACGAAATGCTCAACCGGCTGGAAACCGACAGCGCGGCCATCACCAACGACCAGATCGAAGAGTTCTACACCCGACCCGACATCGATGCTCCGCGGGAACTGATCAACAAGATGAAGGAATACCGCGGCTTCAAGTATGCCGACACACCGGAAGGCCAAGCCGAGCAGGCCACGCGGTTCAGCGACTTGTGGCAGAAGATTTTCAGCTACGACGCGGAGAAGGACATCAGCATGGCCGATCCCGACACGCACAAGCGCGAGTATCAGCGCCTCATCAGCGACATCGTTTCGACCGCGCCGGAGGGCCAGCGCAAGCCTTTCATGGACACGCTC